CTTAAAAGGGGACAGTAGGTATGTGGTGGTGTACTGCCCCCATCTAAAGATTATATCATCGTTTAAACCAAGAAGGAAGACCTAAATGTGGACGTTTGTCAAACATATTATCTTTCGCTCCTGGTGTTTTACGGTTGTTATAATGAAGAAATACTTGAACACATTCTTTACCTTTAAATTTTTCTCTCCAATGTTCTAGTTCACAACCAGAATAAACCAGCATATCTCCTGGTTTTAAATCTACTTTAACACCTTTTTTACCTGTTTCTCCAGATGGTTCTAAATATATTGGCCAATCATCACCGGCAAGATTCATAGTAGTAGATATCTCACAACTAAATCTATCTTTATGTCTTTTAAGTTCATCACCTTTTTTATATATTCTTGCATAAGTATATGCAGGATATAATTTTAATCCTGTTGCTTTTTCCATACCTGGTTGACATTTAAGTAATAAAGTTTCCATAGCCATATTAGCATATTGAGAATATGTATTTGGTATTTGTTCATTAGCATCTTCATAGTGACCTATAATATTTTCAAAAGGTGAAAAGTATCTAGCATTCCTACAAGTATCATAAACTTGTTTTTGCATTAAAAAATAATTTGCAACAAAAGCTGCTAGGTCTTTTGATATTGCTTGTCTAATTATTGTATATTTTTTCTTTTTAAAACTCATTTTAATTTTTTATAGCTAAAGACAAAATTATTCTAGGACTTAATCCAATTCCTGAATGAAAAGTATTTTTAGGTATATGTAGTACATCTCCTTTTTCAACAATAAACTGTTTATCATCTACTCTATATAAAGTTTTTCCTTGAACACCAATAATATAAACATCATAATTTTCTGAATGAGGAGGGCTTTTGCCTCCAGATGTCATACAATAAAATATATCTAAATCAGAAAGATTTTTTTTTAAATTATATTTTTCGTTTAATAAGTTATATAGTAAAAATAAAAACCTAGACTTATGAACTTCTTTTATTCTAAAAACAGAATCTGAAATATAGTTATCAAACCATCTTGTAACAGGAGTGTTATTAAAATCACCAGAATCTAAAATTTTGCAAAGAAAATTAAAATCAAAGTCGTCTTCTATTTTTATTTCTTTTTTCTTAAACATCTTTAGCCATTTCTTTTGGCACTGCTTGTATATTCCAATGTATAAATCTAAATGGTTCAATACCAAAATCTACTGCATATTCGTGTTCTAAATAACCTGGAAATATAATTAATGTTCCAGGCTTTGGTTGTATATGAAATTGTTCGTGACCTGCCCATACACCTTTTAAGTCTGGTTTCATTTTTAATTTTGTACATCTTGCACCAGTCTTTGGTTCGTGAAATATTGGATATGATGTTTTATCACTACACTTTAAAAAATAAAAACCTGATACGTGTTGGTTCCAATGTATGTGTGCTGAATGATGACCACCACCTTTTTTAGCAAATTCTTGTACCCATAATTCAGAAAACATAGTTGTGTATTGTTGCATATCATAACCTTGGTGATCTAAATACTCCCAAGATTTTTGACCAATGTAATTTCTAAAATCTAAAAAATCATTGTCAACTGTAAGCGGTGTTGAGTGATAAGATCTTCCAAAATCACCGTGTTCTTTTATAAATTTTTTTTCTCTGTTTCTTGCATCTTTAATATATTTATTAGATGCTTTGTTTAAAGATTTTACAAACTCTGGTTTTTCCTCACTCCATATTACAGTTGGAAAATAACTATTTATAAACATTATCTAAAAGGCCTCCCTAAATGCCATACCACAAGACTATATCTTGTGCCTGATGTTACTGGTTTAACTCTATGCCAAACAAAAGAAGGAAACACAATAATAGAACCTTTAGGTAATATTTCTTTTGCTCTTCTTAAGTGTTGACTTTCATCTCTCATATGTGGATCATAGTTTCTAAAATCAAATTCTAATTCACCACCTTTGTATTCTGAACCATCTGTTAATTGACAAGTCATAGATAGTTTTCGAATTTTACCGTGGTCAGGATCATTTTTGTTTTTTCTATCATAAGGTTTATCCCAACTATCACAATGCCAATCATAATATTGGTTTAGTTTATATTTTGTAAATTGACACGATTCCGATCTATCCCATTCAAAATTCCAACCAGCCATTCTATTTGCTTCGTGTACGTATGGATGTAATTCTTTATATATCCAAGTATCATTAAGCCATACTAAATCTGATTTTCTTTTTTTCTGTATATTCTTAATATCTTCTTTTGATAATTCTTCTTTGTCATACCCACCTGTTCTAGCCATTGTTTCTTTTTGTGCATTAGCATATTTTATTACTTCATCACAAAATCTAGGTGTTAATGCACCACTAAAATACCAATAGTAATTAGATATATTCATACGTTATAGTTTGTACAAAATTTAAACTATCCTTTTGATTATTAGTTAGGTAGTACATATTAGTAGATGGAAACATAATAAACATATTGTTTGTAAGTGGTATATCCCAACTTCTTCCTTTACGTCTGTTATCTTCAAAGTGTATTCTGACCATACAATCTTTTACTTTTACACCATATAACAAAGTATAATCTGGAGAGTTTCGTAAATCGACTGGATCTATATTTAACAAAGGTATTGTATTCTCGCCGGGTTTATAAATGTTTCCCCACGTTTCTTTGTTAATTAAATTAATACTATATTTAAGATTAACGTGATCTCTCATATATGTATTTAACATATCCCAAGTTCTTGAAAATGGAAATTTTTTGTTTTGAATTACTGATTGTAAAATGTCGCCTGATAATTTATCTCGGTCAATGTCCCAATTTTTAGGCATTGCTACATCACCAAAATATAGAGCTTGTTCTGTTAATACTTTCTTTTGCATACCACCACCATTTTTAATTTATGCTTTCGAATCTGTCAAGTCCCAAGTTTGATTAGCTTCATTCCAGATATAACTCCACTCGTGAGTACGAGCTGTATTTTGTGATTCTTGTTCTGCAGTTAATGCTGGAGCATCACCGATCGGTGATTTCCAAGAAGCTGATTCGATGTGTTTTACCCAAGATGCATAAGGTGACTTTGGCCAAAAGATTTGATTATCTTCATCCCAAGTCATACCTATACCTGCGTAATTACCCCTTAAAGGTGTTCCGCCATCTTTATGTTGTCCGCCTTGTGTATTGTAAGAAGTTTGAATCCACATTTGTGCAGGCCAATTATTGTGTGTTTCTAAATATTGTTGACCTACTGTTTCATCTTCAACGCCATCAGCGTTTAACATATCTTTATTATCAAGTGTTAATACTTGAATAACTTTTCCGTTTGATCCTAGTTTTGCAAAATGTGCCATAATTATTCTCCTTATATATTAATTTTAATTATCATTCAACTACTGAAATTTGTATCTAATAATAACAATTCCAGATCCACCTGCACCACCATTAGCAGGTGTTGGATAAGTGTGTGGACCGCCACCACCACCACTACCAGTATTGATTGTTCCTGCTGTACCTGCTCCACCTGATGTACTTGGGGGACCTGCTCCTCCACCACCTGTACCACCATTTGGTGCTGTAGATGTATTTGCTCCACCACCACCACCAGCTCTAGTTACAGGTGATGCTGTTATACAAGATGTTAAACCATTTCCTCCACCACCTCTTATTGGACTACTTGGATCTCCAGGAGCACCTGCTACACCAGCACCTCCGCCTCCTCCACCTTGTTTTGGTGCAATTCCAGATCCACCATTATTTCCTTGAGGAGGTGTTGTTGGAGGTGTATTACCAGTACCAAAAACAACTGGACTAGGCGATCCTCTACCACCACCACCTGAACCACCATTTCCTTTAGCGGCACAAGTCATACCAGAACCATTACCGCCGCCGCCTCCAGTAGATGTTATTGTTGAAAAAATTGAATTTGAACCTTTTGATGCCGGCGCACAATTTCCTGGAAAGCCTGATGTTCCTCCAGCACCTACTGTAATTGGAAAACTCGTTGCTGTAATTGGTAAAGCTGAAGCACCTAAAGGTGCTGGTCCAGCCGTATAACAACCAGATGCTGTTCCGTTTGAAAATCTATATCCACCAGCTCCACCACCGCCTCCAACTGTAGCTCCATCTCCTCCGTGACCACCACCAGCTCCACCACCAGCTATTACTAAATAATCTACTGTATTAGATCCTGCTGGATTTCCTGCACAAGACACACAAAAAGTACCGGGTCCTGTGAATGTATGAATTTTAAAATTTCCACAAGTAGTAACTGAATTACCACCTGTTGCCGTTACAAATTGTGCTGTTGGTAATTCTGATTGTAAACCTGAATCTGTTACTAACCAACCTTGTGTTGAATCTACAAAAACAAAAGTTACTGCAATACCTTCTGTGGTTAAAGTTCCATCACTAGTATTAATTCCACCAATTTTATCAGAACCATTTGGACTTACCGTTACTTTATTTGTATCAAAAGTTCCTGCGTAATCTTTTATTGCAACAACTGCGCCTGCAGTTCCTGCTGGAAGATTAACTGTAATTGGTCCACTTGTTGTATTTACAAAATATCCTTCACCAGCAACTGCTGTGAAAGTTGATGTTTTAACTGTTGTTACCCAAGAAGCTGAACCCGTTGCACCAAAGTTTGTTGCTGTACCTTGGTTGTTAATTGTTGCACCAGCAGGAATTGTGAAAGTATCTCCACTATCTCCTAGTTGTACTGTACCACACGCTGCTCTTGGACTAATTTTATTTACTTTTATTTCACTCATAATTATTGAAACCTATACCTTACTATTACTACACCTGAACCACCTGCAGCAGCATTACCACCACAAGGATTACTGTCTCCCCCATCACCACTATTAGCTGGACCAGCATTACCACTACCATCACCTTTTCCTCCACCTGCTCGTCCGACAGGACTACCTGTAATACTAGAAGCGATTCCAGATCCACCCGACATAGAAGGATATGTTCCTCCAACAGCAGCAGCACCACCTCCACCACCACCTCTACCAGCACTTGGTACAGAACCTTGTCCACCATTATTTCCTTGAGGAGGACTTACAGGAGGAGTGTTACCATTACCTATTGGATTCGTTCCTCCACCACCTGATCCACCACCTGATCCACCTGGTTGTCCAAATCTAGCAGGTGCGGATCCTGGAGTTCCTGTACATCCTGTAGATTTTCCACCGCCACCTCCACCTGTTGCTGTTATTGTTGAAAAAATTGAATTACCACCTTGTCCACCTGCTGTTGCACTACAGGCTGGATTATTTGAAGTTCCATTAGTACCTCCAGCTCCTACAGTTACAGGAATTGCAGTTGGAGCTGAAAATGGACCTAAAGAACCACAAGCAGCAACTAAAGGACTTGCTGACCAACAACCTGAAACAGACGAAGTTTTAGATTCTCTAAATCCTCCAGCACCTCCGCCACCACCAGTCCAATAACCAGGTTCACCACCACCTCCACCACCACCACCTCCTACGAGGTAATAATCTAATTTTGATAAAGAACCTGAACCTGCAGTAATAGTAAAAGTTCCTGGACCTGTAAAAGTATGAACTTTAAAATTTGTACAAACAGTAGTTATTGTTCCACCTGTTGCTGTTATATAAGCAGGAGGAATACCTGTTTGTGATGTTTCAGTTTCTTGAACATTAATCCATCCCTCTGTTCCATCTACATAAACAAATGTAGCCGATTGACCATTAACATTTAATGTTGCATCTGCATTTACACCACCAATTTTTTCAGAACCATTAGGACTAATTGTTAAATTATTTGAGTTAAATGTTCTTGTGTAATCTGCAACAGCTACGATTGCTCCAGCAGAACCTGCGGGTAAATTCATTGTAAAAGCTCCACCTGATGTGTTTGCAAAATAACCCTCACCATTCGTTGCAGTAAATGTAGCTGTTTTAATTGAACCTGTTTGCCAATTTACAGAGCCTGATCTTCCAAATCCTGATTGAGTTGC